GGTTTGTGATACTTGAGCAAGGTTCTTGCCTGTTGCTGCGCTTATATCTAGTGACAGGCTGAGTAGCTGCTGAGACTTGCTTACGTCTCCAGTTGCTCGAAGCAAGCGATCCATTGCTGGACGCAGATCATCATCGAGCACACCAGTTTGGCGCTCTAGTGAGGAGATGTAAGCATTGACTATAAGCGCGTTTTCGCCAAAGCCAAGTCCTAAATTCTTTAAAGTGTTGCCTAGTAATCGGGCAGCTTTGTCATCTTCAGCAAATGCCTTTACTGCATTGAATGAACTGCGAGCAAGTCTTTGAGCGCCGATTAAACCTATGTAAGATTTGGCTAGACTCGAAACTTGTTTAGTTAGCCTAGAGGTTGCAGTATCGGCTTGCTTAAATGCTTTAGCGCCTACGAACTCTGAGGCAATGTCAATTCTTACGTCAGCCACCAGATACCGTCGCTCTCTTGTTTAACTTTTGTGCAGAGTTAAATATCGCTTTCAATACTGCATCTTTGGCTTTGCCTTGATCTTGATCCCAAGCCTTAAACATTGCGCGGCCTTGCATCTTTTGACTTCTACCAACAAGTGAGCCCTGAAGCCTAGGGGTAAATTGACCAGTAATTCCAGACTTGCGACCTGCTGTCTCATAGATTGCACCGGCAGCAGACTTGTTAATTAATGAAACCAAGGCTCTGAATCCTGATCGATTAGTTCTGCTTGGAGTTGTTTTATATCCTATGCCGCGCCTTGCAACAGCTGAGTCAAAGGCTACTCGTTCCCATTTGCCTTTTTGATTACCAACTAGCCAGCCGCTAGGAATCTCGCTATTTGAAGGAACGAACCCGCGAGCATTCTTCACAACTGGCTTTAGGAAATTGCCAATCTCTTTTGAAGTTTCCTTGGCTAGATCGGGAGTAAATTGTCTTAAAGCCTTGCGAAGTTCAAGCGCGCCTTTTACGGTTGTTGGCATCGGCTTGCTCCTTCGCTTTGTCTTTCAGGGCTTGGATTAAAGTCCTGAACATTGTGTGATCTAGTTCAATTAAAGTCTGTGGCGAGAGTCCTGTCTCAAGCGATAGTCTCGCTACGAGATAGGTGAAGGACTCCCGCGTTACTCCAAAGGGTCATCATCGAGAACCTCGACTCGCGTCAATGTCTCAAGGAATGCTTCTCCGAAGGGTTTAACGGTTTCACCCGACCGACGTATTGCTTCCCAGCAGAGCCAATAAACATCGCTCTGCTTTTCGTCATCTCTAAAGGCTTTATGGAAGCCCTTCTTTGCATACTGCTCAAAGGCGTACTCGATCGCTGGTGTGATCTGGTACTCGTTAACGCTTCCGTCTGCCCTTGTTACCTTTAGTTTTGCCATTGTTTGCCCCTTAGTTAGTTGATTATGCGCCTGTGGTTACTGCGATTGTACCGTTGACGTTCCAGGTTACGCTCTGAGTGCTAAGGCTAGCAACATCGCCGTTAATAGGTGTTATGTTGTTGACCAAGCAAGACATTGTGTAAAGCGGATTAGTTGCTGATGCTACTGCTGAAGTCTGCTTAACTGTAACAGTTGTGCTTGTTCCCCAGACTGAATTCAATGTCTGAAGTGTCTTTGAAGTTGCTTCATCATTGAAGAAATCGATTGTGATAGATGATGCTTCCAAGCCTTTTACGAACTTGTGGCCTGAATCGCCCATTGCTGTAACTTCTAGTTCATCGAATGAACGGTTAATAGTTACAGATGAAACGAGAGAAGATAGGTCAACCGAGTTAACAGTTAGAACTACCCCATTGCTTAGATATACTGCCATCGGTTATTCCTCTTCTTTCTTAGTTGCTGGTTTAGGTGCTGCTGGAGCGATCTGACCTACTTTGATCAGGAACGCTGCGTTGTCTTTTTCCCATTCTTCAAGGGTCATTTTAACTCCAACTCGTTAGGACTGACACCTGCATTGAGCAGGTGAGTAGATCGCCTGTTGCAGAAGTGAGAACGCTTGGAGCGCTGACATCTCCTACATTATAGACGATAGAGGATGCAGCTAGTTTGTTGAACACAGCGACTAGCAGATCCTCAATTCCATTAAGGTTGCCTTCATTATCTAGCAAAGGCACGAAGATATTAATATTAAAGTTAGCAAGTGGCGCAACATTATTGCGGCTGTTGTTAGTCGGGGTCAGATAAGGATCTGCCGGTGAAACCACCACGCTATTGACAATAGGAGTAGCTGGTGGAAATGCAAATACTGAATATTTAGTGTTATCGACTAAAGCCGCTGCAATAGTGGCGCGAAGGGTTGAAATCGCTGCCATGGTTAGCCAACCATCGAGCGCGGATCTAGATAAGGAGCTAGCAAGCCGCGAACGCGAGCAAGCAAAGTGTTAGACATTGTAAAAGGTGAAGGTGCAAAGCCATCGACTGTCATACCTTGGCCGCTTGGCGCTTGGCGCGCTTGCCAGATAGCAATCGAGATCATCAGCGATGCTTCCTGAATTGCTGGAACTGTTGCTGGATCAAGATACTCAGAAGCCTTGACGATAGCATAAGGGTTGAAAGGATGCTTTGGCTTATCTGTAACGTGAGTAGTTGTAACTGTGATGCTACGAATGCCAACACTTAGAATTGTTTTATTGCCGTTAAAGTGTGCGCCAGCGTTTTCAACATTGATTGTTTGACCGACGTAATAGATGTCATTGACATTGTTATCGAAATATAAAGTGCCTACTGTGCCCACGTTTGAGTGTGCTACAGCAAATTCAGTATTGCTCCAAATAAAAGGAAGTAAGACATCATCTGAAGCATCACAGACAGATTGAAGAGTCGCGTCAGCGTAAAGTGTTCCCACTCCAAGCGCGGCTCTTAATTCTGAAACTGTTGTCAGACTCATCTTGTTTTCCTTTCTAAAAACTGGCTGGGTAGAAGGGCACTACCCAGCCAGCGACTTAGGGTATTACTTACGCGACTGTGAGCTTGCGGAATGCTGTTGGGTAGCGGTTGACTACGCAGACATATCCGTAAAGACCAATTTCGAGCTGACCGTTTGAAACGATGTTTGAACGAAGTTGGATTTGTGATGACTCGTGGAAGCGCATTGCTGCTGAAGGATAAACCAACGCAAATTGATCTCCTGTGTAGTTAGGATCTACTACGAGTGAAAGTCCTGCGACTGTTCCCTGTGTTGAGCCCTGTGTGATAAGACCGCCTGCGTTTTGTGGAACTGCAGCTGCGAATAGTGGACGATCATCTCCATCTTCAGCACCTAGAAGGTCTGCGTATGAGATTGTTCCTGCTGCTGTTGGGTGAACTGCAAGGCGATTTGGTGTAAAGCGCATTACTCCATAAGAGTCTGCAATTCCGTCAGCAACTGCCTTGTAGATTGATGCTCCAGATGATCCGACTGCTGTGTCGCGGGCTAGACCGATTGCATAAGCATCTGTCTTTTGTGCGTATGATGCAGCCAACTCACGGATGTAAAGATCAAGGAATGATGGGTCTGAACGATCGATGAGTTCGACGTTGATGATTCCTGCACCGGCGAACTTAACTACGTTATCTTCTTGGAAGGTAACTGCTGTATCTGTTGAATCGAATTCAACGCCTTCTGCTGTTTGTGCAACTGTAGCCTGAGCGCCTAGCTTAGGAGTGAAAACTTTCATCCCGCTTGCAGGTAGAGCTGCTCTCTCGATTGAATCCACAAATGGACGTGATGAGTCGATGATTCCGATAATATCCTTAAGATAGTTAGGTGGAACCATTCCTGTGTTTTCTGCAACTGTAGCAACGTCTAGCGCTGCAAGTAGGTCGCGGGCATCTGCATCGCCGCGTGAAGCTGCGAGCTGTGCCTTTGCGTATTGTCCTGCTGTGATGTTTGTGTTGATGCGTGGCGCTGTGTACGCCATTGCTGTCACAGTTGGGCGAGCAGCTTCAACTGCGGCAGCCTCAACTGTAGGTGTTGCTTCGACTGCTGTGGTTTCTTCCACGACTGTCTCGCTTTCTGTTGGTTGGGTAGGTTCAACGACTTCATCTTCTGATGCCGCTATATCGGTGACTGCCGCAGACTTAAATGCCGCTGCTTGTACCAAACTTACTTCGAGCAGGTCAGCGCTCGATATATGTAAAACGCCATCTTTAGGCTTTGATGCGTTGACCTTGACTCCGACTGATAAACCTGTGCGGAGTTCTTCGCTGGCTTCAATAAGAGCATCTGTGCCGCGTGATGATTTAGAAATCTTGAATGATGCGTAGATTCCATCTTCTGTTTCATTAAAGAATTGAGCGCGGCCGATTGGTTGCTTCAAGTCATGCTCTAATAAGAGCTTGATTTTTGCGTTGTCAGCGATATTAATCGCGCCACGCTCAAAGACAACTGCCCCTGCTGATGTGTTACCGACTTCGCCATTGAAAGGCACAATCTTGCCTGAGATGGTTCTCTCAGCGCTATCTGCAATTAAGTCTGCTGAAAAGGTAATAATTTGGGTCATAGGATGCCTTCACTTCCGTTAGGTGTTAAATCAGTCATGGCCATTGCTTGCTCCTGGGTAATTAGCTGGAGATCGAGCATCTCTCGAATGACTGCTAATTCTGCAAGTGGGTCTGTGCGTAAGTAATTCTTATCAATGTCAAACTTCACGATATTGCCACGAGCTGTGATGTCATCCATTGACAGGCGATCCTCGATCGCTGAAATAAATGGCTGTAAAGATAGTGTGAGGAATTGGCGGCGCTCATCTTGAACGTTTGCATAAGTCATTGTGGTGTTTTGATCTGCCGAGACATAATAAGGCGGAACGTTGCAAAGGCGAGCGATCTCTGTTGCTAGATTCTGGATAGCCTCGTTGTACATCATATCTTTAGGGCTAAATCCAACTGCCTCATATTGAAGCGTGGAAGTTAGGTAAGCGGTTGATCTGTTATTGCGAGCATTTTTCCAGGCTGAAAGTAATCCTTGAACTTCTGCCGGTGGAAGGTCAGCGCCAGAGTTCCGAATATAACCTGATGCCATTGGAGTGCCAGCCGCTATTGCCGCAGCCTTCTGAATGTCTAACGCTGCGCGAATAGTTGCCACGCCTGTATTTAGAATTCCATCGCCAAGTGATTGGAAAGTGATCAGAGAGCCTAGGCCGTCCATTGGAATTACTTTTCCATCGATAGAATAAGACTGCACATAAACGCTGTCGCGATCTAAGGTAACAGTTACTCTATTGTTTGCAATCCACTCAAAGCGAGAAGGTCTGCCATCTTCTGCGTAAGTCTCTACAACCTGCCAGAAGGCTTGTCCGAAAAATAGAAGTGAATCTACCGTGTAAGCAATGGTTACTGATCGAGGCTGATGGTAAGAA